TGTAAATAATGGTAAACTTGGTCCTAATAGCCCTACAATTGATAGAATTATATGTGAAAGAGGTTATGTGAAGGGTAATGTAATGGTAATTTCTGCAAAAGCTAATACAGCTAAGGGAAATTTATCATTTGAGGAATTAAACTTATTGATTAATAATTTAAAAAGGGTCCTGAATAAAGAGGAAGAATTGCTGGAAAGCTAAGTCAGAAATGATATGTCAATCAGCAGCCGAGCCCTGGGGAAGATCAGGGAAGGTTCAGAGACTAGGGACACTACGGTGAGCCCAAAGCATCCTCCACTTATAATAAAAATAAGTGATGATATAGTCCGATCCTTATGGAAACATAAGAAAATGAGGGTAGCCTTACCCTCAACTTGGAGTTGCTGATGGTATATCCTTTAGCTGTAGTAATACAGGTAAATTACAACCAAGTCTTAGGTATATCTTAGGAGAAGTGAACAGGACGGTGTACAATGATCATCCCGTGAGTGAGGATGTAAATCTTACAAGATGGTCTAATCAAGGTATACTTATGCTTAACACTGCTCTTACAACAGAAGTAGGTAAAATAGGTAGTCACTATGATATATGGAAGAAATTTACCGCATATCTATTAGATTGGCTTAATAACTACAACCCCGGACTAATTTATGTGTACATGGGTAAAAAGGCTGAAGAATGGTCTGAACTTACTACAAATACAGATTATAAGTTTATGGTAAAGCATCCTGCTAGTGCTGCTTATAATGGTTCCAAATGGGATTCAGATGATGTTTTTATTAAGATATCTACAATAGTAACTAACACCACAGGTGAAATAATAACTTGGTAATGACAGATATATTTACAAGGTTGATCCAGGAAGGATTAACACCCAATACTTACTATGTTTTACATTGTATAAGAGAGAAATTAGTACCCCATAAATTTGTCAACAAAGAATTAGAATGCAAAAGACTGCAAACGGATCAATGGTTGACAGAAAGTTTGGAATTAACTAGCAAAAGTCTTATCTTTATGGAAGAAATTAATGGTTATTTTAAAAAGACCAAGAAGAAAACTTCACAAGATTTAATGGGGCAAGACTTTGTAAGAAATATAGAGAAATATGTAGAAATATTTCCTAATAAGAAACTCTCATCTGGTAAATATGCTAGAGTAAATGCTAAGAATCTTGAAGCACCATTTAGATGGTTCTTTGAAAACTATGATTACAGTTGGGAGGAAATAAATAAAGCCACAGAAAGATATGTTGATGAGTTTAGCATTAGAAGATATGAATTTATGAGAACTGCACAATACTTTGTAAGAAAGCAAAACATAGATAAGTCTTTTGAATCTGATTTAGCAACATATTGTGAGATAATCAGAAGTGGTGATGATGAAGAACAAGTATATTTTAGTGAGCGAGTAGTATGATAAATCTAAAACTGACTATGATTGCTGTGGTGGGGTCTTTGTTTTGCTTTACTGTTATAGATCAGTTTATAGTTACTATAAATATCTGGCAGTATCTGGTAATTGAAGTAATCATGGCAGTTGTACATAGTTTCTATAACTATGTCAAAAACAAACATTTAACTAATACATAAACATATGGCAGAATTATTTAATGGTGCACAGCCACTACAACCTGTAAGTGAAAGAGATGCTTTATTCAAAGCATTAGCAAAAATGGCGGCTAGAAGCCGGGGGGATATAAAATCTTTAAGAAGTGCCTGGCCCAAATTTAATGATGCCTTTTGTGATGGATTGGAATGGAGAACTATCACCGTAGTTGGTGCTAGACCTGGTACCGGAAAGACTTTATTTATGGAACAGCTGATCAGTGACATTATTGAGATGAACAGAGATCAAAGATTCCGTATATTAAAGTTTCAGATGGAGATGGTTGATGAGACCAGTGGTATAAGAAAATTTAGTCTGAATACAGGTGCTGATTACAACACCCTAATGAGTAAGGGTAAAAAGATTGATAAGGCTCTTTTTGCAAAGTGTCAAGACTATTATGATAATACAGCTCACAAGGATATAATAGATGTAATCTATGATGCTTGTACTGTAGATGAAATGTGTGCTACTATTCATTACCAAATGCAAAAGTATTCTAAGTTGACTGTGGATGCAGATGGTAATCAGAAAAGAGAGTATACTAATATGCTTGTTGCAATAGATCACTCAGCTTTATTTAAAAATGGTAAGGGACAAAAAGATAAATTTGAAATGTTAGGAGCTTTAGGTGAAGCACTCACCATGTTAAAGAAAAAGTATCCGGTAGCTTTTGTAGTTCTCAGCCAGTTGAATAGAAATATAGATGATCCAAAGAGAGCAGTGGATGGTGATTACGGTAATTATGTATTGGACTCAGATATTTATGGGTCAGATGCACTATTACAACATGCAGACGTTGTGCTGGGTATAAACAAACCTTCTCTGAGAAAAATAAGACAGTATGGACCAGATAGATATATCATAAATGATGAGGATATATTAGCTTTTCACTTTTTGAAATCTAGAAATGGTACCACAAGAATAAGTTTCTTTAAACTTGACAGAGAACAGATGAGGATAGTAGAGATACCTACTCCAGCATGTGCAACTAAAAAAGTATCAACACAGTAAATTTTAAATATGAATATAAGAAAAGAAAGAGAAAAAGAGTTCTTTGTAGAACACATGGAGACTTTTAAAAAGCTGGGTCTGTCAGATCCGTTTTTTATAATTAAAACTGCATTCTTCCAGAAAGGTAAATTTGGTAGACAAGTACAGTTATTTGAGTCTGAGATTAGTAAAGGTGAGGACATCTATATAGAGTTCTATGACAATGTTACTGATGATAAAGGTACTGTAACTGATGTAGTTCCTTTTACAGAAGACAGACAATTATTTAAGTACAAAGCTAACCCATTCTATGCAGAGGAGTATGAAACAAAAGAAGGTACAAACTTTAAAGGTGAGCCTTATATTCTTTATACTGTTCCTCTATCTGAATTGGTAGCAGTTCTTGAAGATGGTACTGAGATAACTCATGCTCTTTATGAAAAGAGAAAAGAAGAATCTAAGAAAGAAGATTCTTTACCTAAGTTACAGAAAAGCTTGTCACTATTTCCTGATTTTGAGGAGGAGTTTCCTTCTAATAAGGGAGAGATTCTTCTTAATGAAGAGATTGCAGATGCGCCATTGTCAGAAATTACTGTTAGAGATCTTGCAGCTATTATGCTGATAAAGCCTGTTAGTGCTAGACCTTGGTTAAATGAGCTGATTAAACAAACAAAAAGTGAAATATGAGTATAGTACTTCCAACTAAAAAGGTTAAGGCTGAAAGACAGAATCCAAAGAGAATGATTATTTATTCCAAGCCTAAGACTGGTAAGACAACAGCATATGCTGGTCTTGATGACAACTTAATTCTAGATTTGGAGAGTGGTTCTGATTATGTTGAAGCTCTAAAGATTAAAGTTAATACTTTGCAAGAGTTGCTAGATGCTGGTAAAGCTATCAAAGCAGCCGGTAATCCTTATAAGTATGTTACTGTAGATACTGTAACTGCATTAGAGGATATGATACAACCTCTTGCAATAAAAATTTACCGTCAGACACCGATGGGAAAAAACTATGATGGAGACAATGTAACTACACTACCAAATGGTGCTGGTTATTTATATATCCGTCAAGCATTCTTCCAAGTTTTAGATTTTATTGATACCTTAGCTCCCCACATTATTTTATCTGGTCATATTAAAGACAAGGTAGTTGATGATAAAGGTGAGATGGTTATGTCTGCTAACATAGACTTAACTGGTAAAATAAAGTCTTTGATTTGTGCTAATGCTGATGCTATTGGGTACATGTACAGAAAAGGAAACAAAACTATTCTGAGCTTTAAGACTAATGAAGAAGTTACTTGTGGTGCAAGACCAGAACATCTCCGTAATGAAGAGATAGTAGTAACTGAGATGAATGAAAAAGGTGAATTAGAGTTTCACTGGGATAAAATTTATGTATAATAACAAATAAAAAATAAAAAACAATGGGATTAAGTACAACTGACTTAGGAACTGGTGGCAGTGGGCTACCTAAAACAATTTCTCCAGGAAATCATGTGTTAAAGATTAACTATGTGGAGCTAGAAGATTTTAAATTTATTGATAATGCAAAACACTTGCTTTTGCATGTGGAAACACAACCTATTGATGGTTTTGAGGGCTTCATGCTTGACAAGGATGATGAAAGCAAGGGTAGATATGCTGGTCAAATTGGTAAAGTTAAAGCTAGCCAGTATGCATATGCAGATGGTGAAACTAAAACAGGTATCAAGATTCAGAGAGATAGATCTATCTTGATTTTTCTACAAGGTTTATGTAAAACTGCAGGAATCAATGAGTGGTTTACTGAACAAGATGGTAAGCATGACACTATTGAAGACTTTGTAGAAGCATTCAATGCTACTGCACCTATCAAAGATAAGTTTCTTGAGTTCTGTATTGCTGGTAGAGAATATGAAGGTAAGACAGGTTATACAAACTATGATATGTGGTTGCCAAAAGCAGAAAATAAAAAGTATGCTTATGGTGAGGTAGAGGAAGGAAAAGTTATTACTTTTGATGAATCCAAACATTTGAAAAAATTAGAAACAAAAGAAGTAAAAAGCTTTGGAGAGGATGATGACTTCACACCTCCAACTAAAACATCTTCTGACTTCAGCCTAGACTAATAAGTTATAGGGGGAGTTAGAAATGGCTTCCCCTTAATTTTTAAACTAGGTAGTATGATTTCAACAAAGAATTTAATTACTGATTTAGAACAAGTCCCCAGAGAATGGGTCTTTGAATATTATCTTAACCTAAAGGAAAAACTAACAGGTCAAGATGTAAAAATGCTATCTGCATTTAATGCCAAGGATAAAGTTCCATCCATGTTTGTTTATTTTGATGTAGCCTCTGGATTCTATAAATTCAAGGACTTTTCATCTGGTTATCAGGGAGATTGCATTGAGTTGGTAAAGCATTTGTTTAACATGTCTACAAGAGGACAAGCTACAAATAAAATACTTCTTGAGTATCAACAGTATCTTAAAGATAACACTACATATACTCCTGAGGCTGCTATGTTTCATGATAAGTATAGAGTAGTAGATTATGAGATGAGACACTGGAATAACTTTGATCAGACTTATTGGATGGGTTTTAAGATTGGGTCTGGAATACTTGATAGATATAATGTAGTTCCTTTGGCTTTCTTTACTATGAGCAAAACTGAACAGGATGGTAGTATAACTTCACACACATTTAGAAAGTCCCATACTTATGGATATTTTAGAAATGATGGTAGCTTGTATAAGATATATATGCCAAAGAGTACTCAGAAGAAGTTTATCAAGGTAGAAAATTATATTCAGGGCACAGATCAGTTGAGATATGATTGCAAGTATCTTATTATCACATCTTCACTTAAGGATCTTATGGCTTTCAATAAACTAGGCATTAGTAATATTGAAGCTATTGCTCCAGACAGTGAGAATACTATGATAGGAGAAAAGGCTGTTGGAGAACTAAAACTCAAGTATCATAAGATAGTTGTGTTGTTTGACAATGATGAGCCTGGGATTAAAGCTGCACAAAGATATTCTGATATGTATGGATTTAGCTATATACTGCTACCTATGGAGAAAGATCTTTCTGACTCAGTTAAAGTACATGGTATAGATAAAGTAAAAGAAGTATTATTTCCACTATTAAAACAAGCATTATGAGCTGGATGTATCAAGGTAGAGAGTTTACTAACAGTATGATTCCTGAAGGAGCTGTGGGATTTGTGTATGAGATGGAAGCCATTATTGATGGTAAGTCTGTAAGGTATGTGGGTAAGAAGAATTTTTACTCTACTACAAAAAAGAAGTTTGGTAAAAGAGCTGTTGCTCAGATGACTGATAAAAGAAACAAGAAATATGAGACTGTTTCTAAGGCTAGTTATCAAAACTACTATAGTAGTAATGCAGTTCTTAAAGAAGCTCACAAAGCTGGTATACCAATCAAAAGGTACATAGTTAAGATATGTTTTTCCAAAATGGAACTCACATATTTTGAGACTAAGTATCAGTTTTTGAGAGAGGTTCTTGAAAAAGATGAGTATTTGAATGGTAATATACTGGGCCGCTTCTTTAAGGTAAAATAAAATAATTATGACAGAATTAGAATTGTCAAGCCTCCT